GCGACCCGATCGTCAGCACGATCATCCACACGCGCGCCAACCAAGTCGCGAACTTCTGCAAGCTCCCGAACGACCGGTTCGACATGGGCTTCCAATTCAAGCCCAAGCACCAGGAAGCCAAATCCGATCCCGACGAGATCAGGATGCTCCAGGACTTCGTCCTGAACTGCGGCCAGACCGAGATGCGCGAGCCGGAGGACAAGCTCACCTTCGATGCCTTCGGTTACATGACCACCAGCGACTTCCTGAGCTACGGCCACACCGCCATCGAGAAGGTGAAGCGCGGCGACGGCGGACTCTTCGCGTTCCTGCCGCTCCCTGCCGAGACCATCTACCACGCCAACCGCAGCCCGCTGGGCAAGCAGGCCGCCGAGACAATGATCGCCGCCACTCGCGGGGCCATCGACGCGCTCCTCCAGCGCAATGGCGAGGACACAGAGAAGGGCCCTAACGCCGAAATCGAGATGGATGAGACCAAGCTCGGTTACGTCCAGGTGATTAACGGCAAGATCGTCGAGGGCTTCGGCTACGAGGACCTCACCTTCGCCCGCATCTACACGCAGGCCGACATCGACCTCCAGGGCTACGCCCTCGGGCCGCTTGAGCGCGCCGTCAGCATGGTGACCGCGCACCTACAGATCGAGAACCACCAGAAGATGTTCTTCACGCACGGCGTGGCATCGAAGGGGCTCCTCGTCATCCAGGGCGACGTCACTCCCAACCAGCTCCGCACCCTCCAGGCGCAGTGGACCAACCAAGTCACGGGACCGCAAGGCGCTTGGCGCACCCCGATCCTGGCCGGCATCAAGGGCGTGCAGTGGCAGCCCTTCGTCACCGGCAGCCGCGATATGGAGTACGCCGCGTACCAGGACCACGTGCTCCGCACGATGCACGCCTGCTTCGCCATCGACCCGGAGGAGACCGGCTTCGGCTACCTCTCGAAGGGCACCGAGCAGCGCAGTCTCGGCGAGAGTAACAACGAGTGGAAGGTGGAGGCCAGCCGCGATCGCGGTTTGCGTCCGCTCCTCTCGCGCCTCGAAAGCATCCTGAACGAGGACCTCCTGCCGGCGTGGAACGCCGCGCTCGCTGACAAGTACCAGTTCTCGTTCGTGGGCCTCGACGCCGAGACCCGTGGCGAGGAGATCGACCGCCAGCAGAAGGAAGTCACGCTCCACACGACCCTGAACGAAATCCGAGAGGAGGCCGAGCGCAAGCCTCTCGACGTGGGCGGCGACATCATCCTGAACCCGCTCCTCTATCAAATCCTGAAGGAAAACCTACCCAAGGGCATGTTCATGGAGAAGTTCATGGGCATCGCCGGTGCGGGCGAACGGCCGGACCTTCAGTACATCTCTGATCCAATGTGGTTCCAATGGCAACAGCTCTCCATCCAACTCATGCAGCAGCAGGCGATGGCCGAGCAAGCCCAGGAAGACCAGGACGGCGACGAGGACGAAGAAGACGGCGACGGCAAGGAAGGCGACAATGACGACGACGATGACGGTCAGGACGATCAGGGCAAGGACGGCAACCAGAAAAATTTTGGCGGCAAAAAGAAAGGCAAGAAAAAAGGTCCGCCAGGTGGAGGCAAGGGTAAGGAAAAGAAGCCTGGAGACCCGAATGGTCAGGATGGGGACGACGTCGATCCTGCCGTTGTAGAGGCCCAGCAGAACGCCCAGATGGCGGCTGCCGATCAGTTCATCGCCGCCAACCCCGACCTCTTCAAGTCGATGAAGTACAACCTCAGCAAGGCCAACGCGGCCGTGAAAGGCTCGCTGAAGAACCACCGCGCCGACGACAGCCACGTGGACAAGCTCGCCGAGCAACTCTGTGACGACTTCGACCACGCGGGCTACGACCTCGTGAGCGAGATCATGGCGGCCGTCCGCGAGGAGATGAATGCCGGTACGTAGCCCGAAGGCCCGGGCGCGCATCGAACGCGCGACCCAGCGCTTCATCAATTTCCTGCGCTACAAGAGCGTGGGGCCGCACGCCCTCTCGAAACCGGAATTGAAGGAGCTTGTGCGCCACGGGCTCATCCGCCCAGGGCGGCCCCCGCGCAACGCCGTGCAGCGCGCCTACACGCTGACGCACTCTAAGGTCGTGGACAAGGAAATGGCGCCCCAGGCCACGCGCGACAGCGCCGTGGGCTTCCTTGAACGCATGTTCGACCGCTACGCCAAAAAGACGGGCGAAGCAATGAGCACGGACATCCTGAGCAGCATCGAGGCCGAGCTGATGCCGTTCATGGACCGGAGCGAGGGCAAGCAGGTGTACGGCCTTCTCAAGGACCCGAAGAGGCTCCAGGAGAACCTGCGCAGCAGCCTCGCGGGCCAAGTCGACAACTGGAGTAAACGCTGGAAGCTCATTGTCAATACGGAACTGCACCGCGCCAGCAATCTCGGCGCAGCCGATGCGATCATCCACAACAACAAGCCCGACGGGCGCGGACCTGACGACATCACCGTGTTCAAGCTCGGCCCCAACGACGGAGCCACGTGCAAGCACTGCGCCGCATTCTGGTTCATGCCCGACGGCGTTACCCCGAAGGTGTACAAGCTGGGCCAGCTCGGCGCCACCAACATCGGCAAGAAACAGTATCTCTGGCAACCCACGGTGGATAGCACGCACCCGAACTGCCGGCACCTCCTGGCGGAGCTTCGCCCGGGCTACGGATTCATCAAAGGACGCATCGAGTACCTGGGCCGCGACCACGACGAATACACCAGGCAGCACGGTGTCAAGTCAGGGGCCGTATAACCGGGGCATGAGGCAGGTCAAGGTAGTCAAGAAGAAGGTTGAGGGCGGCAGAAGCGTCCCAGCGGTCCAATGTGTGAGCTGCGACGCGATCGTCAGCCCGGTTAAGAACCCGATCATGGACGGCCACGACTGTCCCGAGTGCGATCACATTTTCCAGGAAGAGGAAATGCACGCCTATGCCGCCGCAGTCGCGGAAGCGAGAGCGGCAGCAGACGAAGAGGATTTCGAAGATGGTTTCTGATGAAACGACCAAGCCCGAGACGGCCGATGACGAACAGCAACAGCCACCGGAACAACCCGAGCAGCAACAGCCGCTAGAGCAGCCGGAACAGCAGGAACGCAGGCGCGTGTCCAAGCCGAAGATCGACCGGCTGAGCCTCCTGAACGGCTACGCCGCCATGCGCGGGGGTAAGCCCGGCCTGAAGGCCGGCACGAAACTCCCTCCCGAAGTCGCCACCAAGCTTTTCGAAGAGTACCAGGAATGGGTCGAACAGCGCCTCGCGCTCCTCATGGGCGAGACTCCCGAGGGCTTCACCGCCCAGGAGGTCAACGTCCTCAAAATGCTGGCCCAGAAGACCATCGAGCGCTCAAGTCAGCCCGCATCTGCGCGTCAGTTCACGCCGATCGCGCCCAACGCTCCGCAGCCGATGTACCAGCCGCAACCTATTCCACAGCCCATCCCGATTCCGCCGAATGCGCCGCTCGGACCCAATGGACAGCCCATTCAGGGGCGCCCGCAGCGAAGGCCGACGCACCAGCGCGCCGGCCGTGGAGCACCGCAATCCACCGCCGCGCCTCTCGTGCCGCCGCAGCCGATGGGCCCAGGACCGCAGCCCCTCGCGCCCGGGCTCGACCACGATGCGCACGCGCAGCAGAATCGTAAGTATCTCAATATGATGAGCGAACTTGAGCGAATGGAAGCTCAGGGACCTCGCTACTAAACCCGAAAGGAAAAAACCATGTCCGCAGAAAACGCCCAACCCGGCACCGTCCTGACCGCCACCTCGCCCGAAGCCCCGAAGGCCGCCGACCCGCGCCGCGACAAGTTCAGCACGGCGTCGAACAAGACGACCATGATCAAAGAGACGCAGGAAAAGGTCCTGCAGCTCTCGGCTAAGATCGACCGCATCGCCCGCGTCGCCACCGGCGGCGTCGCCGTACAGGCCACCCAGGGCGAGCTGCTCCGGGGCATCCGCAACGAGTTGACGGACCTTGAGTTCAATTTCCGCGCTATCGTTCGCATGTTCAACGTGAGCGAAGACCAAATGGCTGCCGCTGTCCGTGCCATCCGCACGGAGGACTTCGACGAGGCCCGCGCCAAGATGGACGAGGAGCTGAACATGGAGCCGCACCACACGGCCGACAAGGGCGGAGACGCCATTGTTTCCCTGCGCTTCCTCAACGATGACGGCGCAGAAGAGAAGGCCCTCGAAATTCCGCGCGCCAGCGTCCCGCTCAACGACCAGAACCATCAACTGGCCTGGACGAGACAATATATCCAGGGCATGAAGGTCGGTGAGAAGAAGAAAGTCACCGACAACGGCAAGCAAATGGAGATCGAACTCCTTGGCGCACGCCGCAAGAAGGCGGAGAAGGTCACGCCGGAAACCGAAACCAAAAAGGACTAACTGATGGCTACAAAGAAGCAACGAGGGTTTTCATTCCATTCGGATGTGCGGCCGCCTGGCGGTGAGAAACGCAAAGCCGTTCTCAGAGCCTACATTGGCCTTGTGCAGAAGCTCAGTCGTCATCCGACAATCCCTGAGCTTGTCGAAGCTGGTATTCCGCGCGGAACGCTCTCGTACCACTTCGCCAACCTCGCTAACCTGCGCGAGGACGCGAAGGCCCTCAGCCCGACCACATTCCTGAACATCATCGACGACGACGTGTTCAGCGAGGCCGATGCTGAGCAGTTGGAAGAGAACGTCGCCAAGCACAAGCGCTTCTTCGTCACCACCGGCGTCACTGGCTGTAAGGTCGGTAAGGAAATTGACTCCGTGGCGAACTGGGAGAAGAACGGCGGCAAAGGCAAGGGCATGATGCTCGTGCTCCCGGTCACCGACCCTGCTTCGCGCGCCGGATGGAAGCTCGACAAGGCGCTCACCAAAGAGTGCGTCGTCATGGGCACCCTGCGCCTGAACAAGAACCTGGCATTGCGTTCGATCAAGCTCTCCGCCAAGCAGCTCGACCCGAACACCGGCCTCCCGCGCATGGCGGCAGGCGAGGGGAGCTTCATCTTCGGCAGCCCAAAGCAGCGCATGCAAATGGTTGCGACGGGTTCGCAGAGCCACCCCGTGGCTCTGATGACTCCGGGTGCGATCACCAAGAAGAACTACCTCACCAACCGCTACATGAGCGAGAGCACGGGCTATCGCGCCGACTACGATCACGTCATGGGCGGCATCATCGTCGAGATCGTCGACGACGAGGTGTTCCACTTCCGTCAGGTACAGTTCGAGAAGGACGGCAGTTTCATCGACCTCGGCAGTCGCTACCATCCTGACGGCAAGATCACCCGCGTTCGCGCAGCCGCGTTCGCGTTGGGTGACTACCACTCGGGCGAGACCGACCCGGGTGCCGACAAGGCCTGGAAGGAAGTCATCGAGCACGTAGGAGTCGACACCCTGGTGTTCCATGACGTCTTCAACGGCCTCGCCATCAACCCGCACGAGAAGAAAAAGAAGGTCACGCGCGCGCAACTCTTCAAACTCGGCAAGCTCGACCTCGAAAAAGAGATCAAGGGGATGGCCGTCGACATCACCGACTACACCAAGCGCGTCAAGAACGTCGTGATCGACAAGTCGAACCATGACCTCTTCCTGGACCGCTACTTGGAGGATGGTGGTTACCCTGACGACGAACAGAACTTCGAGCTGGCGCACGAGTTGGCCTTGGCTCTCTACCGCGAACAGGACCCGTTGAAGACTGCCGCCGAGAAGCTCGGATTGAAGGCCACTAACGTCCGCTGGCTCAGCCTCAACGAGGACTTCCGCGTCGCCGGCCACGAGCTGGGCGCACACGGCCACATCGCCAGCGACGGCCGCAAAGGCTCGCTGGTGGGCATGGAGACCTCCTACCCGTCCTCGACGACGGCGCACACCCACAAGAGCGAGATTCGCCGACGCGCCTGGCAGCTGGGCACCA